TCGACGATATTGACGGTGTATCACATACATTTAAAGTAACAAACACAATGCCAGATAGAACCGTTGGTAATGTTGTTTGCCTATTGGAGTTGTGGCAATAATGGCTATTGCAGCTTTAATAGACAAGCAAGATTCATTTGAAATTGTTAGGGACCAGATTGCAGCGATACTAGCTATCGAAACAGCCAGTCAGCAAGCACTAGCTGTAGCAGGTGGTAAAGACCCAAACTTGTGGAAATTCGATGTTTACACAGAAAGGTCGCAGCCATGGGAGAAGTGGCTTAATGACCAAAGTGATTTAACACCGATTGTTAACGTTGGTTTTCAAGACGCTAACTTTAATGAGCGAGCAAGCGATCAATTCACCAGACAGCAAGCCACAGGTACTTTCCATATTGATTGTTATGGTGTTGGTATATCGCAAAGTGATGGTGGCACCGGTCACATACCTGGTGACAGAGCAGCTACAGTCGAGGCCCATAGAATACTCAGGTTGATACGCAATATCATAAAAGCTGAGGATTACGCTTATCTAGGGTTGATGGGCAATGTAAGCAAAGTGTGGATATCACGCACCGAAGTATTCACACCACTTGGTGATGGTACAGATAATGTGTTGAAAGTTGTACCAAGTAGATTAGTATTAGAAGTAACCTATAACGAATTCTCGCCACAAGTAGTAGGGGAAACCCTTGAGTACTTGTCGGCAACTGTGAAACGGTCAGAGGATGGTAGTGTTATTGCCACCGCTGACTATGACTATACTGCGCCATAAGGAGTAATTAAATGGCTATTGACGTAACCGCCAGGGCGCGAGTCGTTGGCATTGACACTAAGTTTAAAAACCTTAGCAAAGGGGCTACCTTCAATCTACCACAGCGTATTGCGCTTGTTGGGCAAGGTAACTCTGCATCGGTTTATTCGACTACCAAAAGACAAGTAACAAGTGCTTTTGATGTTGGCACCTTATACGGTTTTGGTTCACCTCTGCATTTAGCAGCTAAAGAGCTATTTCCAGTTAATGGTGATGGTGTTGGCACTATTCCTGTGACTGTTTACCCACTTGTAGATGACGCCAGCGGTGTGGCTGCTAGTGGTGACATTACAATCACTGCTTCACAGACTGTTTCAGCTTCATACAAAGTGAAGGTGAACAACATCGAATCTGAAGAATTTGTGATCGCCTCTGGTGACGCTGAGCCAGCTATCCGCGCTGCAATGATATCAGCTATCAACGCTGTGTTAGATATGCCTGTCATCGCTTCTGACGGTACAACTAAGGTTGATTTGGATTCTAAGTGGGAAGGCACAAGCGCTAATGACCTTTATGTTGAAGTTGTATCCACGACCGAAACTGGCATTGCCACTTTTGCTTACACTCAGCCTACCGGTGGTTTAGTGAATCCTGATGTTGACGATGCATTGAACCAGATTGGTGATGTTTGGGAAACTTTAGTTATCAACTGTATGGATGTTGCCGATACAACTTCACTTGGCAAATATCAAACATTCGGTGACGGTCGCTGGGGTCAATTGACTCGCAAGCCTTTAGTGGTATTCACCGGCAACCTAAACACTACTGTGAGCAATGCGATTGCTGTTCCTGACGCTCGTAAGACCGACAAGGTTAACGCTCAAATCGTAGCGCCTGGTAGTAAGAATTTACCATTTGTGGTTGCTGCTCGTGGTGTTGCTCGTATTGCTGTACTGGCCAACAATAACCCAGCCACAGATTACGGTCGCCAAGAGTTAACCGGTATCACACCAGGACTAGACAGTGAACAATGGGACTATACTGAGCAAGATACTGCGCTTAAAGGTGGTAGCTCTACTGGTAAAGTTGTCGACGGTGTTCTTACACTTGCTGATACTATTACTTTCTATCATCCTGATGGCGATCCTAACCCAGCGTATCGCTACGTTGTGGATATCATTAAATTGATGAATGTAATTTACAACTTGGACTTGGAATTTACTAAGGCTGAATGGGATGGCGCACCGTTAATTCCAGACAATCAAGTAACGACTAATCCTTTGGCTAAGCAGCCTAAGATGGCAGTGGCCGCTATTGCAGCTATACTTGATAACTTAGGATTAGACGCGATTATCAGCGACCCTAAGACAGCTAAAGCTAACACTTCAGCGTCGATTGATAGTCAAAATCCAAAGCGTTTAAATGTTGAAACCACAGTTCAATTATCTGGTAACACTAACATTATCAGTGTTGATTTGAACTTCGGTTTTTTCTTCGGTTAATTAAGGAGTAGGACATGGCTGCAGTAGGCGGTTCAGTACAGTCTATCTCTATCGGTGGTCGCATATTCCATGCGGCTGCTGACTCAGATAGCAATCGTAAATTAGGTGGGTTTGAAAATGAATTTCAAGCCAATGGTGATGGTACCGGTCGTTTGATTAAGACTCGTGTAGGTTGGATGATATCTGACTTAAACGTTGAAATTGATGATAGTGCTGGTGACGCTGAGTTTCTTCAGGAAATCGCTGACAATAACAGTTTAGACAATGTTATTGCTGTCACCTATGCTTCAGGTGTCGTGTATCAAGGTAAAGGCAACATTGTGGATAATTTAGAGATATCTTCTAACGCAGCCACAGTTTCATTGTCTCTATCTGGTCCAGGCAACTTAGAGAAACAATAACCCAAGGGTAAAATTTTCCTACCGTCGGTTGCCCTACCTTTAGCCGTTTTACGGTGGCGGTAGACCTTAAACAGGGCAAATACCATGAATAATGAAGTAGTATCTTTAGAAGTAGCTGAATCTGAATTTGAAAGATTTGGTGACACCCATGATTTGGACTTTGATTGTGACGCTTGGCAGAATGAAGAAAAGGTTAGCGGCTTTCTTGAGAATAAAGAGAAGATAGTTAAGGCTATCATTAATGGCTCTTTGGTCATTTCTGAAGAAGGTTTGCCGGTTTTCTCGCCACGTAAATCAGGTTCAATTCCAGACCTTACCTTTAATGAACCTACAGGCGCAACCTGGCAGTCAATGGACAAGGCTGGCAAGAATACTGGTGAAGTTGCTAAATTAATGACAATCATGGCCCAGCTTACCCGTACCGATGTGTCCACATTCAGTAAGATGAAGAATGCAGACCTTAAAGTTTGTATGGCGGTCACTGCGCTTTTTTTGGCCCAGTAACCACACCGCTAGTTAGAAACGGTGCTGATGATAAGTATATTAACGGGGATCATATAGCCCCGTTGGTGTACGCTGAAATGTATTTGCAGATATGTTGCGAGTACAATTCACTACCTGATCCACGCACTTTAACTAGCAGTGAGATTCGATTCTTCTATAATGGTATTAGAAGCTCATTAAAGAAGATGACAACACCATCTAAGTAGGTAACATGGCTAATCAGAATTTTACAGTTAAAGCGATATTCAAATCCGTCGATTTATTCTCATCGCCTATTAAGGGTATGGAATCATCGGTTAGACGTTTTAGCCGTAACACTAAACGCTCATTAGCCAGTGTGGATAGAGCAGTTGCCGGTACTTTAGGTAAATTTAAAAGACTATCTATAGGTGCCGGTGCTGGCTTAGCTACTGGTGGTTTTCTAGGTAAGAACTTAGTCCAGTTTGGCGCACAATTCGACCGTGAAATAAGTAAAGCAGTTGCCCGTTTTAATGCTGGTGGTGAAGACATCCAACAAACCTTTGGCGACCCCACTTTTAAAGCCATCATTACCACTATGCAAGAAGTTGGCAAGACGACTGAGTTTACAGCAACACAGGCCGCGCAAGGTTTAACTCAATTTGCTGCCAACGGATTTAAAGCCAGAGACGCAATGAACGCAATGGTTGATGTTGTAAACTTCTCCATTGGCAACGCTCTAGAGTTCGAAGAAGCCGCCAAAGGTGCAGCTATCACATTGAAGCAATTTGGACTTGAGTCTAAAAACCCCGAAGAAAATTTAAAACAGCTTAATCGCGTCATGGATAGAATGACCGCTGCTGCTTCAATGTCTGCTCAGACTGTCAGTGATATGTTTGAATCATTCAAGCAATCTGGTCCTACAATGGCCGCTGTCGGCACTAGCATTGAAGAAGCCACTGCCTTATCTGCTGTAATGGCTAAC